AAAGGACTCCCTTACATACTTGGTAAACAGAGGGTATATAGTTCCACCAAGCATAATCTTTTGGTCATAGTTCTTTATAACCACTCCCTCAACAGTTTCTCCACCTAAAAAGGACTCTGTTGTTGATATTATTCTCTTTAAGTGATCGGCCGCTGGGGAAGATGTTCCACCGTGAGCATCTTGCATTCTTGTTCTATCAAGCTCTCCTTTATATAGTTCCGGAACAACCTCTAATCCAAGAGATTTAGCCGATTCCAATAAGTCTATTCTATTCATAAACTTACCCTTGTGGAATATATCGAATAGGACAATGTGGTTATTCGGTATTCTACTATATTTCAATACGTTATGCTTTGGCTTTTGTAGATACTCTCCATAGAAGTATGTATCGGGGTCAGCGGACAGCTTCAAAGACCTAACAAAGTCTACTCCATTTTGGAACATCTTATCTGGAGCATATAGATCTTGTTGCTGTCCTTTGCTACGGCATACCAATTCACCATCTTCGTTTATACCGAAAGAAAACTGAGAGCCGTCAACTTTCTCTTGTATGATTACATCTCCTACAAGAGCATTTTCGGTATATGCTGAACCTAACACCATTATCTTTGGGTAAGACGGTATGTGTTTCATTTATCCTCTAATGTGGCTTTTAAGAACTTTACTTTCATAGCTTCTTTGCCATCTTCTAAGCACTGGGCTAATAGCATATTTCTTTTTGTCGGAAAACGTAGAAGATGGATACGCATTGTCTGCATAGATTCCATTATAAAAGCTACAGCAGACAGATGTTTATCTACTTTTGCTTTTTTCATATGTCCGCCTCCTTTTATCTATTATATCACTGATTCTTAACTTCGGGACTTAATTTCTTTCATATCTCCCCAGTTCGGCCCTATGCTGAAATCAAAGTTCATAGGCACCTGTAACCACCCGAACTGGTCCTGTATTTTCTTTGTTGCTATCTTGTGAACTATATCCTGAACATCCGGACAAAAACGTTCTTCGCATTCTAATAGAACTGAATCGTGGACAGTTAATATAAACTCTATTGGGAGCTTCTGTTTATGGATATCGTCCCGTAGATTACTCATCATAAACAACATAATATCTGAACCGGATCCCTGAACTGGGGAGTTCACAGCACTTCGGAAAGTCTCTCCGGGTATCTCTTCAAGTCCTAATACCTCAGGGAATCTCCGACGACGGCCGGTAGGATATTCTACATATCCTTTTATCCTTAATTCTGCTCTTACTCTATCGTGCCAAGGTAGGAAACCATTATAGGACCTGAAGAAAGCATCCCTAAATTTCTTGCATTGGTCGGATGTTAGATGTAGTCCATATTCAGTTTCAGCAGACTGCCTAAATCCATCGGCAGATTGTCCATAGATAAGACCGAAGTTACTTGCCTTTGCGCTCTGTCGTTCTTCCTTTGTAACGTCCTCTATCTTCTTATTCATAATGATAGAAGCTGTAAGTTTATGAACATCCATACCTTGATTGTATGCGAGTATCATAGTCTTATCGTTAGCCACAGAGCAACCGACACGTAATTCCATTTGTGAAGCGTCTATATTTATGAACATATGTCCATCTTTCGGAACAAACATCTGCTTAATATCGGACGTTCTTGGTATGTTCTGTAAGTTCGGATGTCTGCTGGATAACCGACCAGAACGAGCCCCACATATAAGGAAGGATCCACGCAACCTATCATCAGAACTCACCATAGCAGGCAGGTTGTCTATATAGGTAGAGAGCATCTTCTCTATCTTATGAAGCCTTAGTAAGTATTCGGCTATCTTGCATCCCTGCGAGTGCAGTTTATTAAGAACCTCGGAATCTACCGAATCCTTACCGCTATCTGTCTTTTTTACTGGCCTGTTTTTAAGAGTTTCAAACAGAAGCTTGGCTACTTGGATATTGGAACGTAGGTTTACCCCAACCGATTCCGGGAACTTTGTTGCTATAATCTGTTTTAGCATATCCAAGTCAGAGTTAAATTTTTTGGACAGTTTCTTTGAGTAGTCCATATCAACTTTAACCCCGTTAAGCTCCATATCTGCTATGACCTGATTCATAGGCATTATGACTTGTAGGAACGTCATAAGCAGACCCTCGTTTATACTTTGGAGCTTGGGAAGGAACAGGTTGTATAGCTGTAAGGTATTATCAGAGTCTTCGGAGTTATATACAGCAAGCTTTTCCAACTTATCTGACCACGAATCTACACAACCATATAAATACTCAGACGATAGCGTTTTTAGACCGTTGGAATACCTATTTTCGTCTAATAGAAACGACATAATCATTGTATCGGCCCATAATGCGTTGGTCTTAACTCCGAATTTCTGTAAGAACTTAACATCGAATATTGCGTTGTGGAATACTTTCTTTACTTCTGACCCCATAATCTCTTTTACTACGTCCCAAACCTTGGCCTTATAGTCCGGATCAACAACTTCTGGGTGGTTAAGGGGAATACATACTGTTTGTCCCTTACCATAAGCAAATGCGATAGTCCATATATCGGCCCCGGCACTAAACGGGTCTAATGTGCTATTGGTTTCTATATCAACAGCTATTACTTCTGCTTTAAGCAGGACTTCTTTCCACTTATTGAGGTCTTCTACTGTCTTACATATGTTATAATTTCTGCTTTTGTACAGCGTTCCATACAAGAATATGTATGCTTTCTTTAAATCACGCCTTAGATTTGGTATGAAGTCGGCATTACGAAGGCAGTAGGCCGGGTGTAGAACCGGAAGAAACTTTATACCATTTATGTCAAGAAAATTACCTTTTTTATCTGTAATCTTGTCCTTTGGAAAGAATATGTTTAAGGCAACGGATCCGGCCAGCACGATAAGTTTCGGTCTTATTTGAGCCAGCTCCTCAAATAAGTATTCTTTTGAACATAGCTTTTTGGCTGCTTTATCCAGTGGTTCATTATCATTAGACGGGTGGCATTTTACTATGTTGAGATAGGAAACCTTTGTCGGACTAAATCCGGCTTCCTCTAAAGTAGCACGAAGAAGCCTACCACTATCTCCCATAAATGGTATCTTTTCCGCAGCCTCCGAATTTCCAGGAGCCTCTCCTATAACTACCAGGTCCCTATCACCTGATATAGCCGAAGGAACAAACACCCTATCGTGATACTTACATTTTTGGCATATTGTTCGTTTGGCTGTTGTAGTCTTTTGTATTCTTATGAGCTCGGACACTTACTTCTTTTCTTCCTTTCCGTAGAACTTATTCAAGGCTTCGACCAACATCTGCGCTTCCTTTTCGGACATCCACACGCTTACTTCTTTGTCCTTTCGGAAGTCAACCATCTTTATTTTCAAGTCCATTACGCTGTCCACATACTTACAAACTGTTACCATTACACTACCATCTGATACCATTGCGTAATGTGACTTACCATCTCCCACACAATGCTGGAACCTCTCTCTGTTTATCCAGTCCATCTTATGTAGATCGGCTCTTTCTGGTTCATTCCTTACTATCTTTTCTGGCTCATTTCTCATATTCTAATCCTACCTCCTCATATATCTCTTTTAGACTCGTTGACATTAGAAGTATCCGTAGATATTCTATTGTCTCCTTGCGTGATACATTATAGAAATTCTGATATCTTTCTACCAACTTGTCTGTAAATTCCTTATCTTGCTTGATATACCTGTTTCGTGGCGGTGGCATCTTCGGTATAAACCTATAAAGTAGTAGATAATATCTCTCCTTTAAGGTATTTGTGTATTTGGAGAAGTCTACTATATAGGGAGCGAAACGACTATCCATACTCAAGAACCGGTTTATCATCCAACCAAGATTCTGAGTTCTGTCATATTTAGGAACGCCATTTTTTACAAATAGGTTATCTAAGTAGTAGAAGATATCCTTCTTTTTCTTTGGTTCGGTCATTTCCTTATCCGTATATTAGCTTTCTCGGCTATTGCATATAGACAAGCAACAAAGTTAAGTTCCTTGTCTGCGATAAACGTGTCCCTATATAGGTACTCAGCGATTATCAATGAAATAGACAGAGCGTCGTTGACAGATATAGCCTCGGCCTTGTCGAATAGATACTTATAGATATCAACAAAGTCCAACTCCATTTTTCGGATAGATGCTATATCGCCAGCTTTCAAATAAGTCAATACCTTCTCGTTATCCCTAAATCCTACACTTTGCAGTTTCCACCTGTTATCTATGGTATGCATCTGTAGGCTGTTTATCATACTTCTTATATCGGGGTAATAGGTGTCCACTAGGATACCCAAGTCGGTATTGTCGTATTCTATTTTTTCCTTAGCTAATATATCGGATAGTTTTTTAATTATGAACTCTTTTGGTAATGATTTGAACTCCATTATCTGGCATCTGCTACGTATCGGCTCTATAATCTTGTTAATATAGTTTGCCGTAAAAATAAACCTGGTATTTTGCGAATACGTCTCCATAAGGTTACGTAGGGCAAAGAAGCTTTCCGGAGTAAGTAGGTCGGCTTCATCCATAAACACGATCTTCCACTTCTTAAAGGAAGACATAGACGCGAACATCTGAATTCTGTTCCTAACGATATCTATACCCCTATCGCTGGACGCATTAAGTATCAGGCTGTCGCAGTCTATCGTACCTATAAGTATCTTGGATATGGTGGTCTTACCAGTTCCTACCCCACCAGACAGGAGCAGGTTAGGTATGCTCTTCTCCTTTACGAACTTATGTATTATATCCTTATGTAAGGGATCTAACACAAGTTCTTCAAGAGAAGTAGGTCTATACTTCTCTACCCAAAGATTATTTTTATTCATTTAACCCTCTATTTGTTTGATACTATATAAAGGTAATCCGTCAGCACGAACATAAGCGGAGTGTCATTTCTGACCTCTAGTGTAACGTCCGGTGTGCCGGATATGGTTTGGAGAACACTGCTCAATAGGTTTGCATCTGTAAGAGCCTGCACCTTTTTGCCGATGTCCTTTACTTCTCCTAGTGGCATAATGGCATTATGTTCCTGTTCAGAACCGACTAATGCGTACAGGTCTTTACCCTCGTTGTAGAAGTTAACAGTGTTAGGAGATATAAGCTGTATTGACTTCAGAAAGTCGTTTCTTACAACATTTGTAAGGTTTATGCTCAAGGCTTCCTCTTTGCGGACCTTCTCTAGGAACCCCGGAACTCTTTCGGTGACTACTGACGATATGGTCTTCGGATCTGACAGGAGGAATTTCATCTTCTTTCTGCCTACCGAAAACATAAGACGATTTACGTCTATTGATATATCTATCTTGCTCAGGTCATCAACCCAAGTGGAAACATACTGCATTGTTTTGAGAAGCTGGCCCAGGTCAAACACGCCTATTTCCGGAAGACCTACCCCTTTATCTGTGTTAGCTACGGCCACAACCGAATGAGATTCGTTGGTTACGGCGAACTTCAACTGCTCGTCAAAGACAGCCTCGTTTATCAGCTTCGACGTATTTGCCATTTCAACCCTATTCATTAGCACTTCAAACTTCATTTGTTACCTCCCTTTGGTTAACTGCTTTTCCTGTCCACAACTATATTAATACGAAAGTCTGTAAAATTTTACACTTTTTTATATTAATATGTATGAGGGGGAAAATATGACACAAGAGGAAATGAGGAAAAAGATAGAAGGTAAGTGCTTTGAGATAGCCAAGATGCTGTTGGAAAAGAACAAGAGCTATGGCAATTCCATAGCTGAGCCGATTAACGTGTTCTCTGCTTTAGACCCTATAAAGCAGGTTGAGCTTCGTATAGACGATAAGCTCAAGCGCATAAAGAACAATACATTAGGGGAAGACCATAAGTTTAAGCACGAAGACTCCGTAAGGGATTTAATAGGATACCTCATCCTTTATGAGATCCTTATGGATATAGCAAAAGCAGAGACTAAATAAGATGAGTATGGACGACGAAAAAGTAGTAGACACTGATACTGCGAAAAAGCAGGCTATTAAAGATTTCCGAACAGCAATGGACAAGGCTGCCGAATTGCTTAGTAAGATTAACCCAAGACTGGCAAAAGACGCGGAAGATGCTACCAAAAACCCAATACGCCCTAATCGCTGATACACATATAGAGAACAACAAGAATCTACCCTACGTCATAAGTACGTTTGATTGGGTAGTAGATACTCTTGTGTCCCGTAATATAAAACACCTTATTATATTAGGAGACTTTGTTAACTCTAGATTCAGAATGGATATATTGGCTCTTAATAGGGCCATAGACATTTTAAACAAACTATACGACGCCGGTATAAAGGTATTTATACTGCTCGGAAACCACGAAAGGTATTATAAGGAGACAGACTTCTCTGTTACCTCTATAAGACCCTTTGAACGACACTCCATAATAATAAGCGAGGTAAAGACCATAGCCGGAGACGGGTTTAACTTCGTATGTGTTCCAAACGTAGAGACAAACGAAGAGTTTGTGAAGCTAGTTTCAAATATAGACCTTTCTCCTAATAAGAAAAACATATTACTCGCACATTGTGGCATATCTGGAGCGGTAACTAATGACTTATATAACATAACTGATAGAGATGGGGTATCAAATGATACCCTATCCAAGTTCGATAGGGTATTTCTTGGACACTACCATAAAAGGCAGGAAATAGGCAATATCCTATATGTAGGAAGCCCCGTCCAGCTGTCTTTTGGTGAGGAGTTCTCGGAAAAGGGTATAACCATCTGGAATGCCGAAGATAACTCACTGGAACTCGTCCTAAACCCAAATTATGAGCTCTATAAGACGGTTATAGATCCCAAAGAGGAAGTAAAAGGCAAGTTCGTAAGGTATATATCCAACCAGTTTATAGACGCGGCCGAGGCCCGGAGCGTTAAAGAGACGTTGCTTCAAAATGGGGCTTTGGAAGCAAAGATAGAAATAAAGCATAAGGTATTTGAAGAAGTAGCTAAATCGGAGTTTACTGGCGAACTTGACTTGAAAGAAGTCATTCAAAAGTATATTGAACTGAACTGTATACACGATAAGGAAAAATGTTACAATAAATGCGTAGAGATAATGAAAGAAACGTAATATATCAGGGTAATTCCCTTTCTGTATTAAAGACACTTCCGGACGAGTTCGTGGATTGTGTGGTTACCTCGCCTCCCTACTGGGGGCTTCGTGATTATGGAACAGATAGACAGGTATGGGAAGTATTAATTGGAAATCCTGATTGCGACGCCTATGGCCACAAGTGGGATAGTGAAATAGAAGCCGCCGGGTATCGCAGTAGTGATGCCAAAGGACATAATTGCATAGAATCTGGACATTTAGGAACTCACGGCAGAGATAATAGGCAGAAATCTTGTTTTTGTATTAGGTGTGGGGCTTGGAAAGGTTCGTTGGGGCTTGAGCCAACGTTTGAATTATTTGTATGTCATTTGGCCGATATATTTGATGAAGTGTATAGAGTACTTAAGCCAGATGGCACTTGTTGGGTGAATATCGGAGACACTTACGCCTCTAACGCAAAAGATAGTGGCGAAGGAATCCGAGGAAAAAACGGTAAAAAAGACGCCGTAATGATGAAACAACGTAGACAGGTGGGTGATAGCGGTTTACCTAACAAGTGTCTCTGCCAAATTCCGGCAAGGTTTTCTATTGAGATGTGTAATCGAGGATGGATACTCCGTAATGAGATGATATGGTTTAAGCCAAACTGTATGCCTTGTAGTGCTGATGATAGATTTACAGTTGATTTTGAAAAGATATTTTTCTTTGTTAAAAACAAAAAATATTACTTTGAACAACAATACGAGCCTCACGCAGAAATTTCTATAAAAAGAGCGGCTTATGCATTTGATAGTGACAGAGCTAATAATAGGCAAGGTGTCCACGTTGAAAAAATGGGGGATAGATTCGTTAATCCACTAGGTCGAAATAAGAGATGTGTTTGGCAGTTTCCTACAGCTTCTTCTACGGACGCTCATTTTGCTACCTACCCGGAAGAGCTGTGTGAAACACCCATAAAGGCCGGTTCACGAAAGGGAGGTATAGTTTTAGACCCTTTCTTTGGAAGTGGAACTACAGGATCTGTGGCAAAGAAGCTCGGACGTGATTACATAGGTATAGAACTTAATCCAGAGTATATCAAAATAGCAGAAAAACGACTAAAGGACGTAATGATATGATAATAAAGAAGTTATACGCAGAAAACTTCTTGTCTTTAGGAGACGGAGTAGAATTTGACCTTGAAAATAGGGGTATCCTATTCATTAAGGGAGTTAATAAGGACGCTCAAGAGGAAGAGGCTTCTAACGGGGCCGGCAAATCCTCCATAATAGAGGGTATCGTATGGGCTCTTACTGGTGAAACCATTCGTGGCATTGAGCGTGTGGACGAGGTGGTTAACAATAAGGTAGGCGCTGATTGTCTATGTAGTTTGGAGATTGCAGGCGGGTATAGCATAGAGAGATATCGTAAGCACTCCAAACATAACAACGCAATCCGGTTCTTAAAGGATGGACATAGCATAAGTAAGTCGGCTACTCTTACTCAGAAAGACATAAACTCCACATTCAATATAGACTTTGATATTATATCCAACTCTATAATCCTATCCAATTCAAGTATACGTCTTAACTTCCTTGATAGTAAGAACAATATACTTCGTAGGCAGATTATAGAGACTATACTCGGTGTAGACAAGTTCTCTGACTTCCTTGAAACGTCTAAAAAGCACGTTAAGGAGCTGGAACGTGGTAAGGATAATGCTTTATACCGTATAGAGGATTCAAATAGACAGATTCAGACCTACAATGACAAAGTAGCAGAGCTGAAACATAGAAGAGAGAACTGGGATAGGCAACAGAAAGAGCTTAAAGACGTATTTGATAGGGAGAAAAAGGAAAAGATAGAACGCATAGAAATAGAGATATCGGAACTTAAATCTGTTGATGTTAAGTATAATCTGGAGCTCCACCAAAAGATAAAAGGTGGCAGGGAACTAGAAGCCAAGATTAACGGAGCTATACAAGGCATACGCCGTTCTATAAAGGAACTTGAAGGTAGGAAATACATCATAAATGATGATATAGAGAAATACAATAAATTCGTTAATCAACCTTGTAAGCTGTGCGGAACTATCCTTGACCAAGAGAAAATACAGACTACCATAAAGAACCTTGAATCAGAAAAGAGTGGAATTGATACCAAGATAGTATCATTTAATACAGATATAAAACAGAAACAAGAGTCTATCGTTCTCATAAACGATAAACTGGAGCAGATAGCTCCAGCCTATAATGAGAGTGTTCTATACAATATAGAATTTGATATAGTCAATCTCAAGGAGAGGGTAGATGAAATCCAGAAGTCGGAGTTTCAACCTGCTTCATTTCAGGACATCAGTTTTGCATTGGACGTTGAAAAGCTGGTCCAGACAATCAAGGTTAGTGAACAAGAAGTGGAAAAAGCCACGGAAGAACTCAAATACTACTCGTTCTGGGAAGAAGGGTTCGGCAAAAAAGGATTAGTTGTTTACTTGCTTGAGCAGATGATTAAATTTCTTAACAATAAGGTTGAGTTCTATCTTAACATACTGTCCAAGGGGCAGATACGACTTGAATTTGACAAGTATCTTGACTTCAAGATATCCGGCCTTAACTATCGCAACTGTTCGTCCGGTGAACGTAAGAGAGTGGATCTTGCTGTCCTACTTGCGTTGTATGACCTCACTAATCTACGCAACAAGCAGAGTTTCAACATACTTATATTGGATGAGGTGTTGGATAGCATAGACAAGGCTGGTGTTGAGGCTGTAAAGGACTTACTGTTAGAGTTGAATAAGAGGATACCTACTATACTGGTTATCAGCCATAATAACTATCTGGCTGAGTATTTCCCCACGACCGTAACGATAGTTAAAGAAAATGGTATTAGCTTTATCGAATAATGGAGAATAAAATGTATAGGAATAATAATGGAAGTAAGTTTGATCGCGATTACAAAAGAGGAGAGATTGGAGAGAAATTATTAGAATCTATATTAATAGGCCCCGCAGAGAATATAACTACAATAGAAGTAAAAACTGACTACTGGCAGAAAGATAGCGGAAATGTGGCCATAGAAGTAGAATGTCGAGGTAAACCATCTGGGCTAATGATCTCAAAAGCTATTTGGTATGCGTTTTATTTGGAAGGTAGGGATAGAATTATTCTAATAAAAAGAAAAGAGTTATTACGGTTTCTTAACAATAACATAAAAAGATATGAAGTTAGAATGTTGGGAGACGATAAAGCAGCTAAAAATATCTTAGTTCCTGCTGAAGATCTCGTATCACTATATCTTGAGACATACGTTGAAAAGACAAACGATATTGATAAGGAGATTGAAGAATTCCGGAGGCGGAAAGAAAAACTGGTAATATGAACAAAATATTTCAGGGAGATTGCCTAAAGATACTGAAGAAACTACCAGACAGCTTCGTTGACCTGATAGTCACAAGCCCTCCATATAACAAGCACTCTGCCGATAGGAAGTGCAGTAAGACCGACAGCTGGCAACAGGCTAATATAGACTATGGGGATTTCAAGGACGACCTACCAGAAGAAGAGTATCAAGCACAGCAGAAAGCTCTAATAAAAGAGCTCCTACGTGTTCTAAAGCCTTCTGGTAGCATATTTTACAACCATAAGAATAGGATAGTCAACCATAGAATTATATCACCGGAGCAGTGGTTATCTGACTTCATCATAAGGCAGGTTATCATATGGCATAGGGGAAACTCTCCCGCGTTAGAGCCTATTCGGTTTATGCCTACGGTAGAGCAGATTTACTGGATCACAAAGGAACAGAAAACACCATACTTCACAAGAGAAGGATTCCAGTTCCAAGACGTATGGCGTATCAACCCGGACAATGATAATGACCACCCGGCTCCCTTTCCTATGGAGATCCCTCGCAGGTGTATCATAGCGGCTTGTCCGGAGAATGGTATAGTGCTTGACCCTTATAGTGGTAGTGGAACGACTTTAATAGCAGCTAAAACAGCATATAGAAATTACGTGGGTATAGAGCTTAACCCAAAGTTCGTAGAGATGGCAGAAAATCGTCTCAAAAGCTCAATGATATAAGAGAGGAAGGTGAATGATACTAAGCGAGCAAGCGAGAGATATACTCTCAAAGATTAACGACTACTTGCCTGAGTGGGCGGACTTTACGGTTAAGTCATATGGCACCATATATCAGGCTACAATAATAATAGAAAGTGATTATTTAGACCCGTTTAAGATTACTACCGAAAGCACGTGTCTTGATATAGCCCTTGAGCAGATACTTAAAATGCTTGAAACATACTGGGTTTATAGTGAGGATGAATCAGATACACTTAACGAGTTAATAAGGGAACTTGAAGATGAAAAGATTATATAATCATCTTCAAGTCCCAATAACTATCCGCTGATATTTTCTATAAGTCTGACGCTACAACCAGCTGTTGAATATCCCCATATCTCACCTGCGTAGTCTTTTAGGTCTATTCTTGATAGGACGTTTGGAGCTACCTGTATGGCAAATCCAGTAAGGTTGGTTACTGCGTTAGTTCCACCGATATAAAGGACATCTGCTCCCTCATTCTCGATGAATACTGGGTCACCAAATCCGGTTGTTGCTATCATTTTAGGGGTTGCGGCTGCGACTGCTACTACTCTTGTAATCATTTTACTTCCTCCGGTTTATTTTTCATTTCTCTGCCTTCTGATTCATATTCGGCTACTATACTATTAAACTTCGATAGAACTTGGCTCTTTATATTTGCGCCTTCGTGTTCTAACCACTGCATCATAGTTTCCACTGATTCTGTTATGCTTGTATCTACTTGAGCATTCTTAAAGACCAACTTACACGCTTCGTTAGGGTCTATCGTAACTAACTCTTTTTCCTCACTACTGCCCCATATATCCTGTCTTTTTACCGGAGCATATAATCCCGATTTAGTCCAAGAATACCCCTGTTCGTGTGATATAAGACCTATCAATATGTTCCTGGCCGCCCCTTTCCAATCACTACTTTTAGGAGACGCGTACCAATGATACCTCCAAATATACATAGTATCATTCTCAGCAAGTATTAGGTCTATCTGGACCTTCTTATCTGTCATTTGGTTGTTATTGTCTATTATAGGGAAAAGGAACGAGAACATATCAAATAGGAAATCCCTGCCTTTTTCAGCTAAATCCCTTATAGGAAACCCCTCAAGGTATATCCAATCATATATAGCATTCTTAAAGGATTCAACATTATCTAGGGGTCTACTTGGTTTAACTAATATGTCCATATCACCAAGAGTAGGTTTTGATAGATGTAGAGTAGACCCAATAGGTTGCATAGATTCTATGTCTATAAACCCTGATTTATCTAAGAGATTAGCTACTTGCCGTAGGGTGGGATTTACAAATTCTATTGGTATCCTTGAAGCCATAACCACGCCGTCAGAGGTCTTAAACGCAAGTCCACCCTCTTCGATAGAGGAAGGCATACAGCTACTTCTCTGCGTAGACCCATACCCGTCAGCTATTTGTTCTAATAGGAGTGATACTTTTAAGTCAATATAGTCCATATAACTATATTTAGTTAGATGGTTTCTTTATATACGGTTTTAGATGGTTTCTTTATATACGGTTCTTTTTGTATCTGTGTATATAAGAACTGCTTTGATATTAGATAGATATGTGATAGCCTAAACATTTTAGTTATATCTTCAACCGGAACTACACTAGATATATTTTCATAAATACAAAACACATAATTACTGTTGTTTGTTACACCCCGCATCCTCGCTTGCAAATCCCGTAAAATTGACGGGTAATCATCTCCTATCTCCGGCTTTAGCTCAATATAACAATCATAATGCATTCTATTATACCATTCGTGTTCTTCTCTCTCTTTTTGTTCTTTTTTCCTGGTGACTTCGTCCGATAAATATAAGCTAAAATGATCACAAGCCATAGTGTAAATAACATCCCATCCATTTTTTTCAAATTCTACATTACATACTTCGACAGCTGTAGTTGGAACTATAATTTTTCCATTATCGGGTATAGAATTCCAACCGGTTTCCACGCCTGGATGCCACGTATGTTTATAATCCAACAATTTTCTCTCTGTATAATAAATATAGTTGTAAAAAAGTAGGCTAAACTTATTTTTTACTATATCTTTTAAAAAATCTGCCTGAAGTAAGTTGTGTTCCGGAGTATCATCCGGCTTATTAAAATTATTTATTATTACTGTATAAAGTGTCGGATATTTTTCTTTAAGCCACGGTTTAGTAAGCAACCAATCAACATATCCAGTATCATTTTGAAGAACTGAAAGCGGTTTTCCTTTGTATTTACCCATTGGAACTAGTTCGGTACTCATTTTTATTTCCTTCCTATATTAATACTCCGTTATTTATCCTAGCCTTGGCAAAGCCCATATATTCGTCGTTGAGCTCTATGCCGATGAAGTTCCTATTCATCTTCTTTGCGGCTACCCCGGTAGTTCCACTTCCCATAAACGGGTCAAGAACTGTATCCCCCTCTTTGGTGGAGTACTTTATAAGTTCCTCCATTAGCCAAACAGGCTTCTGTGTGGGGTGCTTTGTCCGTTCGTGTCCGCCTACTATCGGGTGGTAGAAACAATTACAATGCTGTCCGTTCTCCCATCTAAAACTATCGTGTCCTTTTTCCTTATGTGCGAGAAAGAACAGTTCGGTAGCGTGCATATACTTGACTTTTCTTACTTGAGGAACTGGGTTAGATTTAATCCACACGCAGGTTTGCCGATAGACCATACCACTACTTCTAACCATACGTCGTATATCTGACAAGTACCTATCGGAAGTAAAGCAGTAGAACGTACCACTCGGCTTCAATACTCGTTTAGTTTCGGTTACCAATTGACCAATAAGGGATAAGAAATCCTCATCAGAGAACTTATCCCATTCGGCCTCTAACCCTATTTTCCTTGATACACCATCTTTGTATCTCGTATCATATACCGGAACAGCTCCCTCGGCTATGTTATAGGGAGGATCTGTCAGCACTAAATCAACTGAACTATCTGGTATATCTTTAATCTTTTGTAAGCAATCACCTTGTATTAAGTTTATCATTCATCCTCGTTTTCTGTGTACTCGTCAAACGACTCATTCAGGTCGTCAAATTCGTCTAAATTATCTTCGTCATCGCCATTTACTTCTTCATAAATTGAAGTCTTCTTTTTCGGAGGCTCCATACTCTTATTCTTTTTAAAACTTCCTATCTTCTGTTTTGCCAACTAATCGCTCCTCCTTATGAGCATTGTGACCAACCACATTGAGGACACTTAGCACAGCCTTCGCTGTATTCAATTGGTGCTCCACAATCTTGACACATTGAATGGTTAGTTTTTTCTACCATATTTTTTACTGGTGTTCCCTTCCCTTCCATATATTTCTTTAATGCCTTTGCTATTGCATCTGAACAGGATAATATCTTTTTAGGACCCATACCCGCGGCCCTATGGCATCCGATAGATAAAAGTTGCCTTATTATCTTTTCCGGCGGAATCCTATTCCTGAACGATAGGGATACCATTCTGCCTAAAGCTTCCATATTTGCCTTAGGGCAGTTGCCTCCCTTACCTATTGTTGCGAACAGTTCTACCGGAACTCCGGCTTCTGATTCGCATATGTTTATGAACAATCCACCACATCCTGTTACCATCTTGTAGTTCTTACCAACAGTTACGTCCGGACGTTTCAGTTCCTCTTGTGGCTCTATAATGATTTCTTGTACCTTCCCATAGCTCTTTGAGGTAGTTAGAGGTTGTGACTCTTTGCTACCATCTCTATACACTGTAATACCTTTTAGACCTTCCTCAAATGCTAACCTATATGCCTTATCTACGTCCTCTTTGGTAGCTTCTTTCGGTAGGTTAATAGTCTTGGATACGGCATTACAGACGTGTTTCTGGAACGAGGATTGCATCTTAATATGGTATTCCAATGATATCTCTTGGGCTGTCGTGAATATCTTTTTTATATCATTTGGTATTTCGTCTATGCCTTTAAGTGATCCTCCGTTATCGGATATCCTCTGAATAAGCTTATTATTGTATAGGTCTTTCTCTTTCAGCCTTTCCTCAAGATATTTATTAACATAGTTCAACTTCTTCCCTCCCATTACTGTCTTCGTGAATGCAAGAGAGAAGTTAGGCTCTATTCCTGATGAGCAATCAGCCAGTATACTTAATGTTCCGGTAGGAGCTATGGTAATGAGTGTTGCGTTCCTTCTCGGCTCTTCATCTTTATATATTGAGTTCGGAAAGTCCGGGAAAGGACCACGTTCTTTTGCGAGTTCGTGTGTAGCTTCCAAAGCACAATCTTTAATGAACTTCATAACCTTACGTGCGAGCCTGAGAGCGTGTCCAGAATCATAAGGCACACCAGCCATACTTAATAGGTCGGCCCATCCCATTATCCCAAGACCTACTTTCCTGGTGCTATCGCTGGCTTCTTTAATTTGGGGTATCGGAAGCTTATTCATAGTGATTACGTTATCCAAGAAGCGTACGGCTGTGTTAATATCCTTCGCCAGTTCCTTCTCTGTAAGCATAGTATCACTTCTTTTGCTGAAATATTTGGATAGGTTAATTGAGCCTAGGTTGCAGGATTCGTAGTCATTAAGAGGCTGTTCCCCGCAAGGATTTGTAGCCTTTATCGGTTTGCCTGGTATTGGGTTATGCTTGTTTATTTCGTCTATAAATATTATGCCTGGGTCTCCATTTTTCCACGCATTTTCCACAATCTTATCCCAAACCATCTTAGCTTCAAGTTTCCCTATAGGTTGTTTCGTGCGTGGGTCTATAAGGTCATAGGATTCCTCATTTTCAAGAGACTTTATGAAACTATCTGTAATAGCTACCGATATATTAAAGTTTGAAAACGCGTTATCTTTCTTACACTCTATAAACTGCATTATTTCCGGGTGGTCTATAACCACAGTAGCAAGAGCGGCGCCACGACGTTTCCCACCCTGCCTAATAGTATCTACGGTAACGTCAAATACACGCATAAAGCTGATAACACCTGATGCTACCCCCTGTGTTGATTGGACTATGGATCCTGCAGGACGGATAGCTGAAAAGTCAAATCCACACCCACCACCACTTTTATATACGAGAGCTGATTCATTTACAGACTTAAATATTCCGTCCATACTATCTGGAACAGGTATTACGAAACACGCTGAAAGTTGTTGCATCTCAGTTCCAGCGTTCATTAAGGTAGGGCTATTCGGAAGGAACTTCACTTCTGTCATTAAACGATAAAACTCTTCCTCGTAGAACTTCTTATCCTTTTCGTTTGTTTCTGCCTTTGCTATGTTTACTGCTACTCTCTTAAACAGCTCTTCTGGTGTTTCTATTACCTCTCCCTTTGTATTTCTCTTTAGATATCTAGCTTCTAATACTGTCAGTGCGTTCTCGCTCAAGTGTGTCTTATTCATCTACTCTCCTAATCATACGGGACGAAGTCCTTATCGTCTGGCATATGTATAATAATAATAAAAACTATAACAGCTATAAATATTATGATATTGTCTATGATGTTATCAATTATCTTCACGATAGAATCACGAATATAACCATAAACAGTATAAACCAAAAAACATACCTCAATATATTTTTCATATATTATGCTACGTTATGTTACATTCGGCCCCCAGTATGGACACGCAAAATGTCCTTAATTTTGTTCCTATTTTTATATATGTCCGTAAACTCTCAAGGCTTTCCGGTTGGGGAACGTCCCTCTTAACGTCGGCATCCAAACTATCATAATACTCTTGGTATGAGTTTAAGACAGCCAGAAACGGCTTTGTTATCTGCTTTGTTATTATCCACGTGTAGCTTTTCGGAAGTATAGATTTTTGGTCTGTATAGAATAAGGCTTCTTTATAAGAGCCAAGACCAAATTCTGCCATCCGCTTATTCATAAAAAGTATAGAACTTTTTAGAGAATCAAGAATAAGATCTCGGAACTGCGGATCCTTTTCCTTTGAGATATCTATATCACGGCCTTCTAAAAATTCTGAATACCTCTTTATCGCATTTTCTGTAACAAGCCACGCAGGAGAGCAATGCCTATTGAACTTTTGTGCATAATAGAACTGGGCTTCCACATACAAGTCCTGGTCTATTTGTGGACACTTGTTAAATAAGTTTATGGCTTCCTCAAAGAACCTATTGTGAGCAGTAGATATGTTACGGTACTTATTTGTGTATTTGAATTGATACCTCTTAAACTTCTCAGCCAAGCGCTGAACTGCGAGTTCTTTCATATATTCATATTAATACAACTTTATGTAGAAAAATCCATATCTTCTGATTCATTTTCATATTCTTCGTCGGACCTTTCTCCTGTTTTATACTTCTCTATCAAAGGAATCCACCGTTTATAACCTTCAAGATATTCCCCATACATCTTCTTATTCATCCAGTAATAATCACCGGCTTCAAAAAAGTAGATAATATGGTCGGCATTATACCAATTGTAATCGTCGTTATCTATTCCCTCGTCCTTCCAGATACAATATGCTATCTCTTTAACGAGGTTTTCTCTTTCTTTTAGCACCCATCCTTTCATTTAAGTAAGTAATCCTTTTGACTATCCCTATTGGGATAGATATTGATACGCAGTGCGTAATATCGAAGTCCGGAGGAGTTAGGTTAATCAATACTATCTTCTCCTTATCCTTTTTGAACAGAAATCCTATAGATTGCATTGTCGGTAGGGCGCTGGGCTCACTTCTAACGTCAGCAACAGCGTCTACCCAATCTATTACTACTGGCTTATACTTTTTTGAAGGGGAGCTTTTCATAAATGAATCCTGCGGCGCCTTTATGACCACCGCCTCCATATTTCTGCGCTATCTCCGACACGTCTATCTTGGTGGAGTATAGTCCTATCATCCATTTCTCTCCGTTAAACTCAAAGGAAAGGCACATTTCGTATTTATCCATCTTATCACCGAATACAAGACTTCCGAAATTATAGAACCCACAAGCATAGCACTTATGTCCCTCAAATTCTGTTTCAAATCCATACGATTCCAGGTAGTCCTTACAAATCCAATCCCTGAACCGGACGCATATAGACCCCTCTTTCTTTATCTGGTCTATAAACTCTTTATCGTCCTGAAACAGCCTATCCCAAGTATTACTCTTCGGATCCTGTGGATACGGCAGTAGTCCTGTAGTGAAGTTCTTTGTATCAAACCCAAACTCCCAATGCCACGCATCCATATCTGCTATTAGGGTAACTGCCGGAGGTGGCTCTGTCTTATACAGATATCTCCAACATAAAACACAAGCCGCTGTTTCGGTGCTACGAATACCATCCAAATGCTCCATCTTCTTATTCTGTAAGGAGGTCTTATGGTGGTCTATCCAAATTATATTCTTTGTTCTCGATAAGAGCTGGTCTATTATCTTATCGTCCTCTAAACAGAAGTCTACGATATATACATATTCGTTCTCTTTAACTTGGTCTATTGGGAAGGGCCTTTCATAGTCGATTTCGTGAAGCTTTATGTTCTCACCATCCCAATTTACTTCAGAAACATATCTGTAAACTATTGCCCCTGAACATCTTCCGTCCAGGTCCGAATGATGCACTATTAACATATATCTCCTTAGAAACTGACTTCGCCGTCTTCGTCAGCCTCGTCCTCAGCAGCGTCCCTTAGGTCGTTAAGCATAGTCCTAATGGTTTCAAGCTGACCGTAAGCAATCATAATATTACAACCGTCTTTTGCGTCTAAGAAATCACCCTTATTTTTACCCTTAGTTTCAAAGGCTACAAAGTTCCCCACAAAGCATACTTTGTCATTATTGGCAGCGGTGAACCGTCTTATCATTTCCATAAGGTCACGTAGTTCACACTGGAGGGTTTCCTTTTTCTCTTCTTTTTTCTTCTTCCAATTTTCCATTTTTATCTCCTCACACAACGCTTACTGTATGTCCTTCACTTTTGTAAATGTTCTTTCTTATCTCACTATGCTTAGTTAGATATTTGTTGCCTTCGTCATAGAAGTCATAGACCGAAACATACCCCTTTTGGTTAGGTCTAAGAGC